TTAGTATCTATGAAAGGTGTCAGTTCACAAATTTCATACATTTTTCGGAATGCATTAGTAAAATATATCCCTAAGTTATATTTTTTGTTCATAAATTTGTTAACTCGAAAAGGATAAATAAAATCAAATAGGGAATATTCATCTTCTTTTTTGTAGTCTTCTTTACTCAAATTTTGATATTTCTCTTCCCAATATTTTTTATTTTCTAAAACATATTTAAGATGTCTTTCTTCTGTCTGTTTAAATTCTTTAAAAATCTTTAAATTTTTTAATAATTTAATGTCTTTTGCTTCTGGATATTGATTGTTATCTTTTACTAACTGATAACTATAATATTTCGGATATACATACTTGGGTATCTTCATTTTACTTTCCTTATTTTTCTTTCTTCTAATATTTTAGAAGAATAGAAGAAAGAAATAATAAAATATAAATGAAACATATCAAACTTTTTGTATTTTATCTATCATTGATACTAATAATAATCTCAATATATATGACTCATAACTATTATAAATATAAAGATTTTTCTGGTTACTCTATCAAAAAACTTCGTAAAGAGAATATTAAATCCGGTGATATCTTTTTAGTGGCCTATCACAAACCCCAAAACTTAATCGGAGATTTGTTAATGAAAGTCAAATTCAATCATGTCTCTCTGGCAGTCTGGGAAAAAGGAGAATTGTATTTAATTGAATATGCCAACTACTTTGATAAATACCAAGGTCTTCTCAAGATTCCCTATCAAAGGTGGATTAGATTTAACAAAAATACCACTATTCTCAAAAACTCTATCTCTTCTACAGGGGAAGAAAGAGAAGATAATAAAGAAGAAAGAGAAAGAGAAGATAATAAAGAAGAAAAAGAAAGAGAGAAAAAGATATTGGAATATTATTATCAGAATAAAGATAAGATGTCAGAATTTAAAGGTGGGTGGAATATGAGTTGGTATCGATTTCTTTACAAGAAAAATAAATACCAACCACTTGATTTGAGTTATCAAACTACATGTACGGAAATTATGGTGTCGATGCTGATGGATTCTGGGATTATCAAAAAAGAAAAAGCCTTGAGTGATTACCATCAATCTGATTTCATCGGTATGTCAGGGTTTACTCTTCCTGATAATATTAGTTATACCAAAGATTATTTATGTTCATTATAATTTATCATATCCTATCAATACAAAGAATAAGAGAAAAAGAGAGAATAAGAGAAAAAGAGAGAATAAGAGAAAAAGAGAGAATAAGAGAAAAAGAGAAAAAGAGAAAAAGAGAGAAAAAGAGAGAATAAGAGAAAAAGAAAAAATAAAATAAACAAATATTTGTATATAATATATACAAATGTATTAAACAAAATTAAATATATAATAGGAAAATATATAAAATGGAGAAAGGTTTAACTAGAAAAAAAGTTGAGACATTTGGGAAACCTCAAATTAAATTACTAAATTCTCCTAAAGATTTTTTTATTCTTAGTCTTTCTATTAGTACTGGTTTGTTATTTTTTACCATCTTTCTTTACATTATTATCAAAATTAGTTCATTTACTTTTGGAAGTTCTAGTAGTTCTAGTTTTGAAGGAGAAGGAGAAAATCTAGATTCTTTAGATGACTTACTAGAAGATGAGGTAGTTAAAGAGGGTGACGAGGTAGTTAAAGAAGGGGATGAGGTAGTTAAAGAAGGGGATGAGGGGGATGAGGGTGACGAAGAGAAATAGTTATAATGTTTAATATTCTTAATCTATAAAATGGAAGATTTGACGACTTTTATCCAAGAATTAGAAAAAAAAGACAGTAGAATTGGGAACCATTTCCAAGATAGAAAAATGTTAATTTCTTCTCTCAAAGAATTAAATGATGTCATTGGAATGAGAAAAATTAAATCCCAGATTGTCAAACAAATTAAAACTTTTATTAGTGCCAAAGCCAAAGGTATTTATCAAGAAAAAGATAGAAAACATTGTTTGCTTTGTGGTCCTCCCGGTTGTGGTAAAACCACTGTGGCTAAAGTTTTATGTAAAATTTGGATTGGAATGGGTTTTCTTAATGGCGGAGATGGAACCAAAAAAATTAATTCTTTTAACAAACTTCAGGACGAAATTATTAGAAAGCAAAAATCTGACATTAAAGAATATAAAGATAAACTTAAAATATGTACTAAAGTTGTAATGAATTTGGGAAGAGTAGCTACTATTTCTAAAAGGTCTTTATCTAACATTGTTAGTGTTAAAGAAAGAATTCCCCAAAGGGTATATTCAGAATTATTTAATGATTTGACAGGTTCTAATAATATTATCGAAGATTCTGGAAATTTAGTTAAAGAATTAAACACTGTCAAATCTCAAACATATAACGGGATGGAGGTAGAGATTGATAAGGAAATGCAAAAAACAACAGATAATGTTGACCTTCCTTTCTATGTCTATAACAGAAATGATGTTATTAGTAGATATGTTGGTGACACAGCTCACAGAGCCACCAAAGCAATGAATGATGCTCTTGGGGGAGTAGCTTACTTTGACGAGGCTTATAACTTATGTAATAATAGTCATGGTTTTGGAGATTCATATGGTAAGGAAGCTTTAACTGTTATTAATCAATATATGGATGATTTTTCTGACAGATTAATAGTTGTTTTTAGTGGTTATAAAGATGATATTTATAATGGACCTTTTAGAGTCCAACAGGGTTTAGAATCTCGTTTTACTAATAAATTTGAAATCGAAGCTTATACTCCAGAAGAAATGACACAAATTTTTATTCAAAGATTAGCTCTTGGAAACTGGAAAATAGAATTTTCTCCTGAACTGGTAAAGGTAATAAAAGATAATTTTTCTATCTTTAAATATTTTGGTCGTGATATGGATACCCTTGCAATGTATACTAAGAATGTTATGGCTGAAAGAATTTATCATGATGTGATGGAAGGAAATGATATCCCTGATGTAATTACAGATGTTAATGTCATTAAGCAAGCAGTACAGATATTTAGAGAAAACATGATTAAACACAATGATAGTCGAAGTGAATTTGAGCGGCTTGCCGAAGTTCTTCGTACATAATATTGTTACACAAAAATATTTTTGTGTAATTAAAATGACAAAACTTTCACAAAATAATAAAAAATCACTCCCAAAACCAGAGAGTAAAAAAAGAAAAAACTATCAGAAATAAAAGAGGTGATCCGGAACCTAAATGGCCTTTAACCACGGGGTTTACGATTGTCTCAATAATTTTCTTCCCTATTTTTATTGTAGTAACTTATATCTACTTAGCGAGATGGACTTGTTATAATCTCAATCTTCCAAATGCAATATGCTATATCATGGCATTTGTTTTAACTCCATTTTTCATACCCATATTTTTATTGTCTTTTATTTTCAAAATTTTTACAGAAGGAGCAGAACGAATGTAAAATATAATTAATAATTATATTTTATTTATCGAATAATTGATATATAAAGAAAGAAGAAAATAAGTAAATATAAAGAAAGAAGAAAATAAGTAAATATAAAAATGGATCAAGATAATATTAACAAAATATATGAATATAACAGATTATGGTTAACAGATGAGAAATCCATTCCTGAAAGTATTCTAGAAAACTTAGAAGAAGAATTTTTTCAAGCCAATCTAGAATATAAAACTATAAAAGAGTTAAAGAAGAGAAAGAAACTTAAAGAAAACATCCCAAAATATTTAAAAGGTTCTCTAATTGGATTGAACAAATCTATTTTGTTAAAAGAAGCAACACAATTTAAACTTTTTGGTTATAATATTCTTCCAGATTTTCTTAGACTTTCTCAATATTGTGTGCCTTCCGATTTTTTTAGATACAAAAAATGTTCTGATGATGCTATCAACAGACCTCTGATTTCATTTTTTACTACCAAACAGAATGGAGAAAAGTTAAGATATTTAGACAAACAATCAGTTTCATACGAATATATTTCTATTGATTATTCCAATGTTAAATATTCCAAATATAGTAATTTAGGAAATGAAAGAGATGATAAACCTGAATCAATTAGATTTAAAACCAAGAGTAAAAATTTTAATAATTTGTTAGTTCGGAATGATAAAATTAAAAAATATGAAATACCAGTCACTGTAGATTTTACAGATTTTATGGCTAAAAGAAAAAATAAATTAAATTCTTTAGAAAACAATATAAGCTCTAAGGAACAAGAATTGTTAAATGGTAAATTAACAAAGAGTGAAAAGAATGAAATAAAAGAAGAAATAAAGGAACTGAAGAAAAGAATTTTAATTAATCAAAATATTGTGACAAGCGGATTAATTAGTAATTCTTATATATTTGAATCTGATGGTTATTATAGAAAACTATTAGAGGACTTTAAAAAACAAGTTAAAAAGAAAGCAAATATCAATATAACATTAGATGAATGGTGCTATTGTATTGTTTTTTCTTCTCAATGGTGTGATTCTAATTTCATGCCTGATAGAGAATCTATCCAAGGAGTTAATATTGTTCAGGGTATCAGATTAAGTAAAGAAACAGAAACAGAAAAAGGATTTTTAGAGAAATATTCTAAACTCCTCTTCAATAAGAGTATAGATTCTGGTTCTATTGATGTTAATTTATTGTATTTTTTAGAAGAGACGTTTAAGCAAGGACCTGTCAAATCCCCTGATTTATTTTTAGAACCCAGTAATTTAGACAATTTTGATATTGTTTTCAAGGCTTTTGAAAAATTCCCTGATGGTGGTTTTTGGGTTAAAAAAATAGTCAGAGAAAATAAAAAATATTTAGAAAAAGTAATAGGTCCTTATAAAGAATCTGACGCCAAAATTCAAGCTAAAATCCATAGAAATGTATTAACTTTGAAGGAAGGAAAATCAGCAGAAGTTATTTCTTTTAACCAACTTGTGTGTCAAGAAGATTATCTGTCTGTTGATTCTAGAATGAATACTAATAAATACGTTAAAATAGAAGATAGATATATTGTCCCAGAAGGAGCTAGACTTTTTTGCTTGGTCCATAAATTAGTAGATTTAGTCTATTTCAAAAAAGGTAAATTAACAGAAAAATTTAGAAAATTTAGCGATTATGCTTATAATTCTGGAATGAGATATATTTCTACTTTCGATTATTTGATTTATTATAATCCAGAAAAGAAATTAAGTGTAAGAAAAGCCGGAGAAATGAAAAATTTGCTAGAAGAAATTTATAATTATACAGATGGAGAATTTATATGGCTTCAAGATGCCATTTTAGGAAGAGAGAAAAAAAGAGGTAAAAAACCTTCCAATATGCCTTTTAATATTGCATCCGAATCACTTGGAAAAGATAGAATTGATTATCAAGGTTTGAAAGATTTGTATGGAAAAGTGGAAAGATTGGTTTGTGGAGACGATAGATTAAAAATTTCATTCCAAAATTTCTATGATGTCTTTGGTAGAAATTTTTCAGAAATCTATCAGGATGAAGATTTTAGAGTTAAAACAGAACTAAATATGGAAGTAGTAATGGATAAAGAAGATAAACAAGGTAAGAAAATTAAATTAATAAAGGATTATGACGGAGATTATCAAATTTGTATGAAAAGAAGAAGAAATAGATTAACAGATATAGATTTAATTTCTATCAAAGACATTGAAGATTGTCAAGGATATTTAAATATAAATTTTAATAATCTGAGGGATAAAACATGGGAAATATCTAAGATTGATTTGTTTTCAGGGGATTTATTTTTTAATAATGAAACAGTTTTGATAGTTTTGATGATGTTTGTAGCTAAATGTTTTGGTGTCAGATTGTTAAAACTAGACACTCGATTAAGAAACAGTAATTGTGACAATACTGTGATGTATCATTATTATCATATTTATTATTTAGCTTATGGTAACTTTAAAAAATTTGAAGATTTGGGATTTGTGGTTAACAATGATGATAAGTATGAAAGTATCATTAAGGAAATAAAAGATATGAAATTAATAAATTTTGTGTCCAGTAACAAGTTAAAAATAGAAGTAGATAACATTTATAGAGATGACCAGATTTCTAAATTTTGCAGAGAATTTTTAGAATCTGAAACATGTTTTTCAAAAGTAAATTTGATAGCAATTAATCAAATTTCAGCTCATATTGAAAGAGAAATTACATTAGAAATTTTTAATGATTTAGACGAAAGAACTTTTGAATTTTTAGAAGCTTTCATTACTCATCAGTAATTTTATTTATTTTTCATCTTAATTATTATATTCAAATATAATAATTAGAGTTATATTTGAATTTATCTAAATATACTCATTTTGTTGAAATAATGTAAAAGGAATTAGAAGATTATCTGTAACTTTCCATCCCGTTCCATAATTTTCTGATAGATACTATCTTTGTTAATATCATAAAACTGAATAAAATTATGATTACTCCAAAAACAAACCAAAACATAGATAATTCCTCTATTTCTTTCTTTTCAGAATTAACGAAATTTTTTTCAATTCTACAAGGATATGTATAAAAATTATCCATATCATTACTCAATTTATTAATATCAGGAACAAAAATTCTAGGCCAACTTGTTCCTGCCTTCACTTTTCCCTCTAAAACAAGAGAACTCAGTCTAGAGGCTATTTTATTTTCTTTTCTATCATCTAACATATTGAAAATTACTTCCCATTTTTCAAAACTAGAGACAGTAGCATAAAAACCATTTGGAGCCAATGAATGATAGAATCTAATATTCTTCAAATCTTCTGGTATATGAGAGGAGATAGGTTTCATTACTTTACAATTATCCATGAAGTTGGATAAGTAGAATACATCGACATTGTCTAGTAATAATTTTAAATAATTTTCTATTTCTGATAATTTCTCTGATGTCATCAACGAAGTACTTCTATCATCAATGAAGTAAAGCAAATCATCTTTATTAGCACCATTCTCTAAAAAGGAATGATGATATTCTCTCATTTCATCTAAAGTAATATCTTTAGATTTTAAAAATATTTTTTTGTTATTTAGAGAAAAGTAATTTTTATCAGATACACCTAAATCGTCATTTGTAAAAATTAACATACTCGATTTCATTTTTTATTTCAAAAATTAAAAGTGAAAATTTATAAATATTATTTTATCAAAAATGTCTGAGCTAAGAAATTTAACTGAAAAAGAACTCAAATTCATCACTTCCGGTGTTGAAAATCAGAAATTGGATATTATTAGAATTTTGAAGTCAAGAGTTAAAGTTTATAAGTTAAATCAATCAGAGCTCAAAAAAATTAAACAGTTTTTAGAAAAATTGGTTAACAATACTAAAATTCCTAGATATCTTAACGAAGAAGAACTTGATTATGTTGTAAGCGTTATACCAGCTCCCATGTCGTGTACTAAAGAGGTTATGGATTTTAATCATCAAAAAATAGTACAACGAATTAGGTTCGATTTATCTACTTTTAAAATTACTCCAGAGAAAAAAGCTTTGGACAAACTTAGAAAAAGAGTCTATGAATCTTTTATGAGGTCACTAGCACAACCCGGTTTTTCAGCAGGTAATAATGGGGCTATGGCTATCGGAAGTAAACTAACACAAATTAGTTTAGATGCTTTCCATAATTCAGGAGCTGCTAATTCTAATGAAGCTGGTTTGCAACGTATTAAAGATTTATTCAATCCAAATACTAAAAGACCTTCTTCTATCTGTACTATTCATTTCAAAGATAAATATTTGACCAAAGAAGAAATTTTCAAAAGTTATAATCAAAAACTTAAAGGTGTAACTGTTAAATCTTTAATTGATTATACAGAACCTTTGACCCAAGTTCCAGAAAAAGATTCTGAGTGGTATCAAAATTATCAAGCTATTTATAGTGAGAAAATTCCTATCTCTAAAAAGTTTTTAAGACTTTATATTAATACATATAAATGTTATATCTATGATATACAAATTAAAGAAATTTGTAATATTATTGAACAAACAACAAGAGTTGAATTGAATAAGAAATCTGTTTATTGTGTTTGTTCACCAACTTTCAAAGGAATAATTGATGTTCATGCTGATGAAGAATTTATCCGAAAATCAGTTTCGGATTTCTCAGCTACCGGAAAAACTTTTAGAGGCTGTGAAAAAAGGTATTATAACCGTGGTAAGAAAACAACTGATGAAGTTAATACAGAACCCACAAGAAAAACATATATTAAAACTAATATCCCAGAATCAGAAAGTATAGAAGATTTGTCTTCTATTTTCTTAACAGTTATTCTGGAAAGTTGTTTTAAAGATATGAATTTAGTTGGTATTAAAGGAATTGATAATATCAGAACCGAAACAATAAAATTACTCAATAAGATGAATTTTGTTAAAGTTTTTGATGATAAGACACTTCAACGTGTTTTACAGAATCACAAAGAGGTAAAACCTGACCAATCTTATCGTCTTTACTACTGTTATGTTGATTATTTAGCAATAAATATAACTGGTATTCCAAGAGAAAAGTTTATTAAATTCATGGAACTTTCCGGTATTCATGTCTTGGAACAAGAACTTGAAGAAACAGATACACCTAGATGTGTGGTTTTACTACCAGAAGTTTCTGATAAAAAATATGAAAAAGATGGTGAAATGGCCCCACAGTTTGTCAAAAAAGGAAATAATATTATTGATATGAAAACAGGAAAAGAAGTGGTTACAGCAGAACAGCCTCAACAACTTTTAAGTCGAAAACTAGAAGAAAGTGAGAAAGAAATCAAGGAAAACGTAGATTATATGATTAAGAATGAAGAATCAGAACTTTATTACCCAGAAATTTATAGAAATGGTTACTACTCATTCGCAAAAGCATATGGAAAAGATATGATAAGTTCTGTCATGAGAGATAAATTAGTAGACCCGAAATTTACATGTTCTAATACACCAATGGATATTTATGATTACTACGGGATTGAATCAGCTCGTCTATTTTTTATCAAAGAATATACAGCAAACGAACATATTGGAAAAATGAATCCAGTAAATGTAGAATTGCTTGTTGATTTTCAGACAGTTTTGGGACAGCTTTCTTCTGTGACAGCTACAGATATTGCCAAGCATGGTAAAAATGCTCTCTCTGCTGCATCTTTCGAACAACCCATAGAAGCTTTCCGAAAAGCAGGAGGAATTGGAGCAAAGGATTTAGTTAATAATATTCCAAGTTGTTTGATTACAGGGAAAAGAGCTATTAATGGAACAGGAATTGTTGATGTTCAGTTCGACTCAGAATATCTAGATGACACCTCAAATGAAGTTGTAGTAGAAACAAAGAATGAAATTGGTCAAGAAGATGTTGAGAATCGTGAAATTTTAGGAGGTTGTGATACTGGAGGCAGAATCTCAGAAAATTATACTGGAGACACTGGAGACGAATTATCTGAAGATGAACAAATAGCTCAAACCCGAGAACCCAAACCTATTCTTACTAAGAGAAAGGCTAGTAAGAGAGTTTCTGGTTTACTAAAAAAGAAGGTATCAATAAAGAAAGAAGAAGAATCGATAGAAGAAGAAGTTCCTGACGTTGATTTAGAGGGAGTTCTCGAAGAAGAGGATGATGACTTATTTGATTTATAAATTATATAATTCTAATATTATATAATTAGAGAGAAAGAGAGAAAAGAAAAGAGAGAAAAGAAAAGAGAGAAAAGAAAAGAGAGAAAGAGAGAAAAGAGAGAAAAGAAAAGAGAGAAAGAGAGAAAAGAGAGAAAAGAAAAGAGAAATAAGTATAATAAAAATATGGCATCTGGAAATGGATTAGCTGAATTTGATATTAAAATTTCTAATTTTATTACTGTTGATGTAATCGGAGCAGTCAGAATGGAGGAATCTATCTTATTCGTTTCTCTTCGAGAATCTATAGAAGGAAAAACAAGTCTTTCTGATACCTCTTTAATTTATCCTAAGAAAAAATTCGGTAATTTAGATAAAGATACTCTTAAAATTTTAGAATCTAATAATCCTTTTATCAAAATTACAGGTGTTCTAGACAAGAGAATTGTTTTCAAAAAGAAATTAGAAGATTTTTTTGGTTTAAGTTATGTTCCTGATATAGCTTCTGGAAAGATTAGTTTGTCTTCTGGAAAAGCTGTTACACTCAATATGGAAGCTTTGAATAAATCTGCTTTCTCTGATTCTACTTTTAAAACATTAAATACAAATATGAATAAGGCAAATATTTATTTAATCAGAGTAATTCAAAACAATAAAAAAGACAAAAATCAATTCATTGCCAAAGACGGTTTACTTCATTTTGAAGATTACAAAACCTTTTTAGAAAAATCACAAATAGTTTCAAAAGTGGAAGAAAAAACTTATTTCAGAAAAAACGATTTGCCAAGATTAGCGACAGCTTCTTTTATGAGAAATTTTGCCAATCAAACAGGTAATCTTATGTCTTCTTATGGTGTTATTTGTTGGAATTTAGATAATAAATTAGATTTGTTTTCTAATATCGAATATTCTGTAGAAAAAGTAATTACAAATGTTAATTATTCTGAATTTGACGATGCTTTTATAAATAGAGAATTGTGTTCTCCGGAAAAATTTAAATTGGGAGATAAACTAGTTGGATATATTAAAAACGGTATTTTTGAAGATTTGACTGTCGGTGTATTGGATAAAGAATCTAATTTACAAAAAACATATTATGCAGAAAATATTAAGAATGTAAAGAAAGAAAGTTTAACTTCTTACTTAAAATTAAAATATAGAAGATTTTTTAATTATCCAAAACCAACAATTTCTGTTTTAGTGGTTAGAGAAAACCCAGTTAGACCTTTTTTTGATTATAATATAGAAATGACAGGAAAATCTTATGTGGTTGGGTTTTTTGAAACTTTAAATCCTAAAACTATGAGAACACAAGATTTTGTTTTTGTCAATAATCTGAAAAAAGAGTTATTACAATTTATTATGAGAAGATATGTTAATAGAAATAAGTTGACTATAAAAAATCAAAAGAAAAATAATGAAGTTAGGAAAATATTAGTTGAAATCGAAAAAGATATTATTAGTCAATTTCCTAGAAAATACGGTAATAATTTTTATGTCACCAAAGAGGATTATATTAAAATAATAGAAATATTAACAGGAATTAAAGAAACTGAAACTAATCTAAGGTTAGGAGAAGGTCTAGCGATAAAAACATTTTTTAGAGACCCAAATATTAGATATGGGACAATAGATGGAACACAATATCCTTTGTTGAGATATATTTCTTACTTTGTTTTGTGTGAAGAAAACGAATCTTGTAATCAAGTCAAAAATACCGGTTTAGGTATTGGTATAGAATCTATGGATATACTACAAAATGTACCGGGAAGTTCGCAAAATTACAAAATGTATTATAATTCTGTTAGAGGTCGTTTTATTGATATCCCAATATAATTTACTATAATATATAGTAAATTAGTAGTTGTTGTGTTCTTGAATACCAAGTAAAAAGTCATTAACATTTGGTTCTCTTTCTGTTAATTTTTTGAGACTTTCAAAAAGATAATTAATTAATTTTTCTTTCTTTGTAATATATTCATCGTATCTTTTCAACATTCTTTCATAATTACTTTTAGATAAAAGACCTTTCTTAGCGGCATATCTTTTTTCGTTACCTATTTGTTCCAATACATAGTAAACATATTTTTCAGAAAGTGTTGGGTTTTCTATATCTAATCTAATGAGAAGTAAAGTCATAATTAATGAATATACAAACATTACTTTGTTAGAAAAGAAAAAGTTACTAAATTTATCATAATTGATATAAAATGTTGTTACAATATCTGTTTCATTAATATCAAAAAAAGAACCCAAATCTAAGAAAGTAAATTTGATTCCCGAATTACAGATTTTAAAACCTATGTTTTCAGATTTCATATCCATGTAAAATTTATTTTTCTTATAAGCACATCTACTTCCAGAAACAATAAAATCAATAATATCTCTATAAATTTGTAAAGGTTTTTTAAAAATAGAAAAATCTAATTCTGTTAAATCACCATCAACTTTTTCCATAATAATTATTTTTTGTCCGTCTTGGAGTTGTTTGACTCCTGCTCTAATAAAATTTGGACATTTATATTCATTAAATGTATTAACAATTTCAGACTCTTGTTCCATATCTTGCTCAGCATATGCTTCGTTAACACAAAAATATTTTATCACTAAATCTACAAGCTGTGGATTACAGCTTTTGTAAAGATAAACTTCTCCAGAACTTCCTTCGGAAACTTTTTTCCCAAAAATCCATACATTATTATCTTTATCGGCGAGAGAAACAACTCTATTATTTTTTTCGTTTATATGAACTCTTCCGTTCAAATTTATAAATTTCTTTTCTTTACATAAATCCATTTTATTATTTCTTATCTTTATCTTTTTATTCTCTTTCTGTACCAAAAATAGAAATGAATATATAAGATATAATAAAGTTAATAAGATATAAGAAAAATATAATAATAAGATATAAGAAAAATATAATAATAAGACAATACTATGGGAGTCAAAGATTTGAGAACATTCTTGAAAAATAAGAATGTTAATTGTTTTTATAGCATTCCGCTTCTTTCTTTTTATGAGAAGAGAATGGCAATAGATTCACTTAATTGGGTTTTTTGTTATTTAGGTTCTGCTTTTAAAAACATTATGAATTACAAGAAAGATATACTAGACCATATTAGCCAAGAAGAAATTTATGATAAGATGATTGAAGAGTTTCTCAATTTTAATATTAAATTGATGAGTCATGGAATTACACCGGTTTGGATTTGGGACGGGGTTTCTCAAGACAACAAGCAGGTAACAAAAGTAGAAAGAAGAAAATCAAAACAGCAGATGATTGAGAAGAGAGATAATATTATTAAAGTACTGAAAGAAATGAATCCTTTAGAAAGACCTTTTGAATTGATTAAAGAATTGAAGCAACTAATGGTTAATACGATTCATTTCAAAAGAGAAAAAATTGAAATGATTAAAGATTTCAGTGAAGAAATCGGTATTTGTACCATTACAGCTGATGATGAAGCAGAGTCATTGGGTGCTTCTCTGGCGGTAGAGAGGATAGTAGGAGCTATCTGGTCTGCTGATACTGATACATATCCGATTGGTTCTCCGATTGTGGCAAAAGGGTTCGAGAATATAGGAGGAGAAGTTCATATCAATGTTGTGTATACTTTGAACATTTTGAGAGATTTAAATTTAACCCATGAAGAATTTAGAGATTTCTGTATTATGCTTGGAACCGATTTTAACGATAGGTTACCTGGTATTGGTCCTGCAAAATCTTTCAAACTGATTGAAAAATATCGGAATTTGGAAACGATTGAAAAGGAAACATCTCATAACTTTTACTCGATGAAATATCTTGGAATTCGTGGTCAAATGGCAGCGTATGATACACCCTATAATGGAATTGATGACTTGATGACAAATCAAGATATCAATGTAGAAGAGTTGAAAGAAAAGTACTCTAAATATGGTAAAATCGGTAAGATGATGGAATGTATTGTTAATCTTCCAAAACCGAAGAATATTGTTAAGAGATATTAGAATTTTATTGGTATATAAATTACCAATAATGGTAATAGAGAATATA